ACCTATTAAAGTAGTTATTGTTTGAGCACTTGTTGAAGCTGTATCTTGAGCATAGGTAGTAAATGTACTTGAACCAGTCCCAATTGTAGCATTTACATTAAGTTTTCCAGCTCCATCATCTAATGGATCACCATCAGAATCAAGAAGCATTATGGCACTTGTGCCTATATTAGCCATTTAATATATCCGATAATCCTGCTTTATCAATATTATCGACCTTACTTTTAAGTTTTAGTTTTGCAACTTCTTCTAATACTCCAATCTTCCACTTAGCAAAATACTCTTTAGCTTTTTTATTTCTTTCTTCTTCTTTGTCTACATTGACTTTAGCCTTTGCAACTTTCTGTTCCCACTTTATATATTCATCCTCACTATTATTACAAAGATTTGTTATTGCCTGTAGTTCATTATTAGCCTGTTCTTTTTCTATTTTAGATTTAGCAAGAAAGTCTTTAAGTTTATTTTCTTCATCTTTAAATAAATCTTGAGTTTCAATAAGACGCTGTTCAAATTGATAAACCATGTCTTCATGCTTTTTAGCTTTTTCTTCTAAAGTATCATATCTACTTTCATATGAATCAATTTTATTTTTACATTCATCTACAGCATCTTCAGTATTAGCTTTTATAACTTCAAGTTCATCTAAAGCATTATCTTTTTTATTTTGCAATGTAACAAGTTCAGTTTTAGATTCTTCACATTTAGACTTATAAAATTCTAGTTTAGATATTTCATCTAATAATCTTCTCTCTTCCTCTTCAAGCTCTAAAACAGTATCATTATATTTATTATAACTCTTTTCAGCTTCAGATACTTTTTTAAGTTTGTCAGATAAAAGCTTTTCATTAGAATAAACACCACCACTAACCTTCTTCATTCTTTCTTCTTGAAATTCTATGTCCTTTAAAAGTTTACCATATTCTTTAGATTTAGAACTATATTCTTTCTCTAAAGATTTAAGCTCTTTCTCTTTATCTTTTAAAGAAGATTCTAATACTTTATTCTTAGATTCAAGAAACTTATTCTTTTTAAGAACAGCTTGCTTTAAGTCTTTACCACTTACAGTTACTTTTCTTTTACCTATACTACCCATTATTAATGAAAAGATATTATTGTAAAGAGTTCGTCAGTACCTTCGTCACTTTTCATATTAACTTGGTCTATCAATAAATTGCTTATAGTGAGCGGAAAATCATTATAAAGCAATATTATTTCATCTCCATATGTCCCATTAATTCTTAATTTAACCTTAATTTGGTCAGTAGCATCATTAGTGCTATAAGGAATTAGCATAACTTCTTTAGCTGGATTGCCTGTCCAATCAGCACTTTCTCCCTTGTCGCCAGTAGTTCCATATGCTGTTTCAAGAGTTACTTGCTCAGATTTATAATCATTATATACTTGTAAGTTTGTTGCTTCTTGTACTGTGAAACCATGTGTTGCATCATATGCCATTTTATTTCTCCTTTACCCTAAGCCATGACTGGCGTGAATGGGTTGTTTAGTTTTCGTTTTCTTGTTGTGGATGCAGTTGAAGTAATACTTCTAATGCTCCTTGTGCTTTTGTAGCCATTGTTTTATGGTAGTCTGCCTGTTGTAGATGTTCTTTAAGCTGAACACGTAATGTCTCAATAGCTTCTTTAGCTTTAGCATCTGTATCTACAGGCTCTGCTACATTATTAGTTTTAACTTCTTCCATTGTTTGTTCTGTTTTTTTGCTCATTGCTCCCTCGTTTGTTATGCGTTTATCCACAATAAAGAACACAAGAGACAAGTTTAACACCTGAATCTGAGTTTCCTATTGTTACTTTTCCAATAGTTTTACTCTTTATCATATCATCTGATTGAACTTTAGCTGTGCCATCACCATTAGATTCTAATAAATCTCCACCTTCACAAGCACCAGTAACCCTAACAGCACTAATACCAAGGGCATCAATAAGAACTTTTCCATCTTGAGCTGGAACTTTTGAAACAACCCCAAACACTCTTGTATCTCCAGCAGAATCTGATATCTTTACTTTAGGGTGATTTTCTCTTATTTGTCCTTTCTTTGGATGAATATCGTCTATATATGTATCTAATTCATCAATAGCCGATACTACTGTTCCAGTATCTGTATTGCTATCAATCCCTGATGATTCGTGATTCCCACTAAAGCCTGAAAGAGAAAATGTAGAACCACTAATGTTAAGAGCACCTTCAACACCACCAGCAGAGTAAAAGTCCATAATAGCCCCATCTTGACCTCTACCAAATTTGTGTGCATCAGCTTCAATCTGAGAGTTTATTCCAGTCGTTGTTCCTATTACTGTTCCATCAACGTCATTGCCAGCTGGATTTGACTGGGCGACTTGTCCTATAAAGACATTGCCACCAGATTCAATACGCATTTTCTCAGAAAAAGTCGCACTATCTTCTGTATAAAAAGCTAAATGAGCACTATTACTATCCTTTTGTATATGTGCAATAGCAGTATTTATTGAATCTGTAGCTGAACTAAATTTTAATACTGAGCCATCATTGTCATTATCCCCAGTCATAGCTATATGTAAACCAAGAACAGTATTATCTGCTATGGTTGCAGCAGCAACAGCAACACTACCTTCATTGTGACTTATTTCAAGTAAGTGGTCTGGTGAAGTAGTCCCAATACCGACATTGCCAGCAGAAGTAATTCTCATAACTTCATCACCACTTGCAACAGGATTGTCATCAGCAGCATTATCACAAGCAAATACAATATCATTTCTACCATAAGATGCTGTTCTTATAACTCCTATAAAAGTTTTGCCAACATTACTAGTGACTGGTCTTGTAGCATATAGTGTTCCACAAAAATTTCCATTAGTTGCACTCGAATCCTCTAGTGTCAATAAGGAAGTTGTTAAAGCAGTAGTCCCCGCCCCTTTTATATGGAGATCATTTACAGGTGCAGAAGTCCCAATACCGACATTGTCATCATCATTTATATAAAAAGCTGCACTTGCACCCCCAGAAGTTTGTCCTATATAAAATTCTGCACCATCTACTCCACTACCATCCGAATCTGTTTGTCCTAAACCCCATTTAAAAGTAGTATCAGTATAAAACTGAAGTTGATTGTGCCTATTGACATCCTCTCTTTTCATTGTAAGAAGGTTATTTGGAGAAGTACCCCCACCAGTTGAGTCTGACTCAATTCGTAACTCGGTATTTATGCTATCATTCGTATTGTATATATGCAAACCTACCTCAGAAGAAGATAGGGGTGAAGCAGTCCCAATACCTACATTTCCACCATCTTGTATTGTTAAAAGATTAGCCCATGAACCAGTTGTATAACTTGCAAAATGTAAATCATCATCAGCATCATTAACCCACAGTCTCCACTTATCAGCATTATCATCTCCCTCATCTGCAAATAGTTCTAATATAGCGTCAGTAGACTCTCCAGCAGTTATTCTTAAAGTTGAAACACTGCTATCATATATTTGTACTGTTCCTGACTTTGTATTTGTGTCGGTTGTCCATGTTGTTGATGTTGAGGACATTAATTCTCCTTACATATTGGGGACGGATAGAGACCGAACCCCAGATTTACGAGACCTTTGTTTCATCATTTGTTGCTCGTACATTTGTCTAAAATAATTTGCTTGTTCCATATTCCCTTGATCTTCATATAATCTTGATTTCATATAACATACTAATTGTGGTTGAAGACTTGTATCAAGACCAATATCAGTATCTAAATCTTCAGTAACAGCAGTGACAGTTTCATACTTTGATTTATATGTCATACGAAGACCATCATCAATAAAAAGTGATGTAAATGAAGCTGTTAATCCACTTTCAGTAGAACCAGAGCCAGCAGATAGTGTCATATTAAATGTTAACCCAGAAATGGCTATTACTGATTGGCTAGCCAATTGAGCATCATTATAGGCTGTTGTTCCAGATATACTAACTCTATCATTAACTGCAAGTCCATGAGCTGCACTTGCTGTATAAGTAGCTGTCGTACCAGACCTTGTAACACCAGTTATAGTGCCACTTAAATTGCCACTTCCTTGGAATGTATCATATTTCTCTGTAGTCCTCTCAGAACTATCAGTGGAGGTTGTGTCTAAGCATAGTACTGCTAAACGCTGGTCATCATTAAACCATGCAAAATAATCATTTGGATATGTTCTACTTGCCATATTAACTCCTATTTAAGTGCATCATTAGATGCATCCGTATCAGCTCTAAGTAATTTATGAGGATCGGTAAGTTTTGGTATCATTATATATCTGTCATTTGTATCTAATATTTCTACTCTTTCTATACTTAAAACAGTAGCAGGTAAATCATACCATCTTTTATTCTTTTCAAGATCAGTAAGGGCGGATACAGTATAACCTTGTTTTTTATTAGCTATATCTATTAAACCATCATTTATAATCTGTATAAAATAAGCTTCTGATTGTCTTCCAAATATCTTCTCTAATTGTGAAAACATGTTTTTAACTGTCATATTTAACCTTCACCTCCTCCTTTTAATCCTGCTAAACCACGTGCATACTCAGCAGATAATTTTGCATATTGTGCATCGTACCATGTATATTTTTGATTAGCTCTTCCCATTCTTGCATTAGTTTCTGCTATATACCCATTTGCTGTAGCCATATATCCTTGTGCTGCTGATAGTTCACCTTGCCATACAACAGCTTTAGAATTAATCCATCCATACCTTGATCCAGCCTCAGATGCAAATGCATTCACTTCTGAAACAAGAGTTTGAACTGATGCCTGCCATTCTTGTATATGTGATTGTGCTATACTAAGTTGTGTTGAAACAGCATTCATTTGTACCTGTGCTTGTTGCATTCTTCCACCTGCAAGCTCTATATCTTCATTAGTAAGTTCTGCATCGACATCTCCAAGAGTTGCCTCTAAATCATAGTTTGCACTAAATGAATTACCATCTATATAAGCTATAGCTTTATCCATCGCAGCTTTAACTTTCGTCATTCCAGTACTAGAACCAGTTACGTACCACTCTTCATCTCCAAATAACGCAGGATCACTTCCATCTGCCCTAAATTTAGCATTAGCTGTTGCCATTGCATCAATAGCTGTTTTTATAGCAGAACTAGAACCGTCAGTAAGCGATATAGCTTCATTAATCTCTGTAAGTGCATCACCTACCTCTGTACTTGCAAGACCTATTTTAGATGTAGCAGCATCAAGGGCAGTAGTATCTATGGCAGTACTTGTTTGGAAAGTGTTCATTTGATATAGACATGCTTTTGTAGCTGCATATAATACTACAAGATATTCTGCTTCATCAGGGAAGTTTACTATAGTTGTAGAATTAAAAGCTACAGTTGGATAAGAAATGTGATGAACGACTGATGTTTGATTTGCTGTTGGAGTTGGCTTAACATATAATGTGGCTGCATCAGAAGTATTGCCATCAATCCAATACACAGGATCAGTAACAGTACCATAATAATTTAAATCTGTAGAATCAGTTGCAAGACCTCCATACTGAGAAGGTATCTCTCTTACCGCAACTTGATAGCCACCACTATCAGCAGAATCACGTGTCACAAATAAAATTTCCCCCACAGCATCCATATCCATAACAGTAGGAGAATTACTTAATGTTGTTGCTGCTGCACACTTTGCTTTTAATTTAGATGGAAGTTGATTAATTATTTCTTTAGCACCATCAGTTAACCATTGAGTGGCATGGGCGGAAAGAACTTCCCCAGAAGTACCTGTAGTAGAAGCATCATCAGCATTATAATTAGCGAGTGAATGTATCTCTGCTGCAAAATCCCACGCCATTAGCGACTATTCCTTTCAGCTATATCTTGATCCATTGTTGTTTCACTAAACTCTACTTTTGTAGTCCCAGACCAAGTATTACGCATGTTAATATGATTACGTGAATCATCATGATCTTTTACATAATGCCCACAATCACATATCATCTCTGCCTTGGTCTCACATTCTACCTTTGTATTACATTTATGACAAAAGAATATTATAGCCATTATTTCTTTTTCCCCTTTTTAGCCCCAGCTTTCTTCCCTGCTTGATATAAGAAAGACTGATTTAGAATCTTTTCTTTAACAGTATCTCCCTCAAAAAGAGGAGGATTACTAGGAACTTTAGCTGGCTTTAAGCCTTTCTTCTCTGGTTGAACTATGCCTGTTATTGGAAACTCCTTAACAGCTTTTTTACGTGCCTTTTCACGCTTATATTTCCCAACAGCCTTTTTAATAAAACCACCTTTTTTATATTGTGGTGCAGGTGCAATACTTGGTGCTGTTGGAGGTCTAACTGCCCCACCAAGTTGATAATTCTCAGTACGCTCCATTGCATTTGATATTCTTATATCAGCTTCTTTCTTACTTTCCCATGGATATGGTTTATCTTTTGGCATTATTATTTACTCCTATTTCTAGCATCAGACATTGGTAAGTCTCCATGCTCGTTAATGTATTCTAACATATCTAATGTACTCCGATTCACAGAATCTTTTTTAATTATAAACTCTCCACCTTCTGCTTCAATTGGGATACCACCATCTTCATGTGGAGCACCATTAAGAAAACCGCCATCCTGTGCTCTTTTTGATCCTTTCAAACGACTCTTCTCCTTTTTACCTTTGTTGTTACTTGAATCTAAAAATCCTGTAATTTCACCATTATTATGAGATGCATCTTGTCCATCACCATTTCCGTATGTACCTTTATCCCTGTTGTATTTATTTAGCTTTGCACGATAAGTTGACTTATCTTTCTGAAACTTCTCATATTCATCTTTATAATCTCTAGCCATTATCTAAGTCCTCTGCCACCACGCCTACGACCTTTATTGCCTTTACCATTACGCTTTCTTGCCTCTATTTTATCAGGAGGCATTGCAATAATAACAGGGTCATTAGTTAGTAGTGTTGTTAATATAAGTGCTTTTATTATCATAATTTTTATTAGCTTGTTAGGGGCAAGCCCTTTATACGACCTGCCCCACAGTAAGCGAAACTGTTAACCTTTATTTATTTAGGTTGTTAAGCGATAGTCTCAGCGTTAGCAGAAAAATCAGCGTCAGTTAAGTCCTTGCCATATCCATAAGCATACCATCTTTCTCCGTCTGTGAAAAAATCACAGTAGTCTCCAGCAGTTGCTGCCGCAGTCCATACAAAGAAATCATCGTTTGCTGCACAGATAGCTCCAACGCCATCATCATATCCAGTTGCTGAACCAACATTAGCTAGATTAACACCACTTCCCATATCAACACTAACAATCTGATTCATTCCAGCATCAGTTTGTGCTGCATCTTCTGTAATAATTACTTTACAGTGCCAACCAGACTCTACATCTGTTGATGCTCCAGTTGCTATTGTTGGTAGCGTTATTAATGTTGTAGCTGTTGGATTAACAAGAATGATAGCACCACTATCGTTATCCGATAATGTTAAACTCGCTGTCACTTTCTTAATCTTTAGACTAAGATTACTAACTTGACTATTTTTATTTAGATAATCACTTCTCATAATCTATACCGCCTGTAAGTGTATTAGTGCATGGGTTTCAGGAAGAGATACTTCAAGACCAGCTTCCGTTAGGATTAAGTCTTTCCGTAGGTCTTCATCAGCCTGTTGCACATTGGTTGTGATTGAGGTATCACGATTGATACCATTACCAACAAGAGGTCTATAAGATACATGATCGAGATCAACTAATGCTAAAAAGCCTGCGGATTGACCTCTAAATAGAGGTTCTTTAACCATAGACAAATCACCATGTATAGTTTCAATCTTCATGATCTTGTGACCAAATGAACCTTGACTCCTTTCAAAGTTATATTGCAATGGATCAGATATTGTTCCATTTACAAATGACCCTGAGCCAAGCTTGTTGAAGTGAGACACTACAGGAAGACTAGCAAGTCCAAGTTTGCTTGATGTTCCACCACGAGCAGGGTCAAAGATTACTTCAAAATCACTAAGCAGACTATCATAAGTCCAGTTTGCTGCTGTGATTGTTTTTAAATAACCCTTATCCTCAGTGAAAGACACTTGAGCTTCGTCTGCCAGTTGAGATTGAGAGTTTGCTATAATATGACCAACCACACCATCAGTATAACTAATACCGTTAGTCTGACCACGCATACCAAAAAGCATTGCTCTTTCAATATCAACCTTGTGTTCTCTTAACTTTAAGTTCCAGATACGTTGCCACTCGTCAGCATAACCACGATAAACAGTTGCACGAGATGTATTTGTCATCTCTGCTGCTGTTTTGAATATTTGTGTATACCCATAATCGTTTTCAAGCTTTTGTGACCAAACGTCTGGAGCACCTGTACCTTCTTCAAATGAAGTTCCGACAACAGTACACTTAGCATTAT